TTCGGGTGACACATTCCCTCCGCATAATATATTAAAGACGGGTGAGGATCAATACCTAATCGAACTCGCCACCGCTGGTTTCAGCGAGGCTGAATTAGAAATCGAAGTAAAGAACCGAACACTGACCATTCGAGGGCAGCATAACGATACGGGAAGAGACTATATCCATAAGGGTATTTCAACGAAAAAGTTCGAGCGGCAATTTAGGCTGTCGGAGTATGTTGAAGTAATGGGAGCTGATTTCAGACAAGGACTACTTGCCATTAAATTGGAAGTCATAATACCTGAAAACCAGCGGCCTCGTAAAGTAGAAATTAACGGGTCTAACACTATCAATGACCCACAACTTCTAAACGAGGAGACAATCAATGCAACAGATAAAACGTTACATGGCTAAGAGAGATGCCGCAGATCTAGAAGTATTAGGTCTAATCGGAATTAATCTTGCATGTATATGGACTGTGATGCTGTGTTTAGCATCAATAATGTAGGATGGAAGGGAGATTAATTCTCCCTTTTTTTATGCCCTAAGGAAATCAATTGAACTACGATATAGAACATTACGAGGCAAAGGGGTGGATGCATTTACCTTCTTTGATAGATGATGACATTATAAGTAAGGTCAAGAAGATCGGTATTGAACTCCGCAAGGACTATCCTAAGTATTCGGACTGGAAAGGTATATCCTGTGCTGGTAAATTCAGTGAGGAGCTATTCAACATTTATACCTCAGAGGTCATGTATGATTTGACTAGACAGATACTGGGTGATGTGGTATACTTGTTCAACGATCAAATGGTTATGAAAATGCCTAGAGATAGTTTAGAGTTCCCAGCACATTATGATAATCAGTATGGTCCTAATAAAAATTCTGGTATTCATACTATAAACGTTGCATGGATACTAGACGACATAACAGCAACGAACGGGTCATTAGAAGTACAGAATATTGATAACAGGAAATGGTCCACACCTGTTTTGAAAAGAGGTGATGTATTAGTGATTAACGGAAACACTATGCATCGCAGTTACCCAAACAAAAGTCCACATGCAAGAGGCCTATACGCTTGTGTGTATGCAGACAAACCCATAAGTTTAGATGGGTTTTATAGAGAACCGTTTACACGATGAAAGCAATACAGATTGTAATGAAGGGCGATGAACGGTCTGAAGAGTATGCTTCGCTCTCCCGTTATTCCTTCCAACGTGCCATCGACGAGGGTTTCATAGATTCTATCGAAACCTTCGATGCAATTACCCCGGCCTCTGCAAACTTTGAAGAACATGCGTCTAGTTATAACTGGTCTAAAAGTCTCATGACTCTAGACACATTGTCTGGTAACGGTAAAGAGGATCACTCTCCCACAGAAAAGGCAGGGATGTGTTCTCACTGGGAACTAATGCGTCTGCAAGGACAGTCAGACGAAAAGTTCTGGATTATGGAACACGACACATGGTTGATCGAAGAACGTTACGAAGCATTCAAACTACTTGCTGAGTACGCAGATAATACGCTCTATGCGAATATAGGATTGTTCATGGGTATGTACTGCATGGACAGAGGGTTCGCACACTGGGCGCATCATATGATGACCACCAATGAATTTCCTATCAACTGTGGACCTTACTGTGTTCTCCAGCGTCTTTTCAGAACTTACACGACGGACTTCCTAAATCGTCCAGATATAAATTATTACGGAATTCGCAATACTGCCTTGCATCCTTGGACTGAATGTGATACAATAGGTGTTGGTCGTGACATCGGGATATACTTTAATCAGAGAGATAGACATCGCACTGGGATACCTACGCCAACTACTCAGGTGATTTCAAAACGTCTTGCGGTAACTCAGGACCATCATGGGTACTCAGATAAGAAGCAAGAACAACCGTGGACTCGACACAAATTTTTTAAGGTAATTGATTGACAACTCCCTCGTAATTTTGTATAATGGCTGCATGACAAAATTTTACTCTTCTGCTATCCGTATGGGTAGACACATACTTTATCGCGGTTACGAAAATGGCCAACAGGTCAAAAAACGTATTCCGTATCAACCTAAACTATACGTCTCCAGTGAAAACGAGTCAGAGTGGAAAACTCTGGAAGGTCTTCCTGTGGCTGAGTGCGTCTTGGATTCTATGTCCGATGCGACAGACTTCCTCAAGAGATACTCTGACGTAGCAAACTTCAAGGTGTACGGTAACAATAACTATGTTGCACAGTACCTCGCTGACGAATTCCCCAACAAGATACCCTTTGACCGCGACCTAGTCCGCGTGATGAATATCGATATTGAGGTTTACTCTGCCGACGGATTCCCAGAACCAGGCGAGGCGGCATATCCAGTTACTTCTATTGCAATACGCAAGAACGACGGTAACTACTGGGTCTGGTCTTGTGGTGACTATGAAGTCACTCGTGAGGACGTGCTCTATATAAAGTGCGACAATGAGATGGATCTTCTCCGTAAGTTTGTCGAACATTGGTCTCACTACTCTCCTGACATTATCACTGGGTGGAACACTCGTTTCTTCGATATCCCATATATTGTCAACCGATGTCACAAACTGTTTGGCGACGACACGTTACTAAAACGTCTCTCTCCTTGGGGTGCTGTGCGTGAACGCAATATCAATATTCAAGGTCGCTCTAATCAAGAGTACATCATCGAAGGCATTGAACATTTAGACTACATTGAAATCTTCAAGAAGTTTACCCTTAACACTCTTGGTCAACAAGAATCTTATCGACTAGACCATATCGCTCACGTCGTCTTAGAAGAACGTAAACTTTCGTATGAGGAACACGGTAATCTTCACTCTCTGTACGAGAATGACTTCCAGAAGTTTATTGACTACAACATCAAAGACGTGGAGTTGGTCCACAAGATCGATGAGAAACTAGACCTCATTACCTTGGTTCTCACTATGGCGTATCGTGGTGGTGTGAATTACGGTGACACTCTGGGGACCACTAATATTTGGGACAGCATCATCTATCGCATGTTGAACAAGATGAAGGTCGTGGTGCCTCCTAAGACTGAGAAACCTAAGACTTCATACCCAGGCGGTTATGTGAAAGACCCACAGGTCGGTGCGCATGACTGGGTCACTTCTTTTGACTTGAACTCTCTATATCCAAACTTGATTGTTCAATATAACATGTCGCCTGAGACTGTGATTGATGGTATTACTCCTAATGTTTCGGTCGACAGTTTCTTGAATGGGACAACTATCAACGATTCTGAATTCTCTCTTGCTCCCACTGGTGTTCGATTCTCTCATGATCGTGAGGGTGTTATTCCTACGGTGATTAAACAATACTATACCGAACGGCGTATCATAAAGAGTGAGATGATTAAACTCCAGCAAGAATACCAGAAGACTCCGTCTAACTCTCTTGCTTATCGGATATCATCTCTAGATAACCAACAGATGGCGATCAAGATTCTTATGAACTCTCTCTATGGTGCGCTGGGTAATCGATACTTTCGTTACTTTGACCAACGTGTCGCAGAGTCTATTACTCTTGCTGGTCAACTTGCAATCAAGTGGGCAGAACGTGCGGTCAATAGTGCGATGCAAGATGTTCTCAAAACAGATGAGGACTACGTCGTCGCAATCGATACTGACTCCGTGTATATTCGCATGGGTGATCTGGTCGAGAAGTTTGCGCCAAACAATCCCGTCAAGTTCCTAGATAAGATTTGCGCAGACCACTTCGAGAAAGTTCTGTCTGACTCTTATAAAATTATGGCAGATGTTACTGGCGCATACGAAAACCGTATGGAGATGGGACGTGAGGTCATCGCAGACCGTGGTATCTGGATGGCGAAGAAACGATACATCCTGAACGTGCACAACAACGAGGGTGTCCAGTACGCAGAACCTAAACTCAAGATGATGGGTATCGAGGCAATCAAGTCGTCGACTCCTTCGGTCGTCCGTGACAAGATGAAAGAGATCTTCCGTGTTCTGATTGAGGGGACTGAAGACACTACTCAGGGCTTCATCCGTGACTTCAAGATATTGTTCAAGTCTCTGCCTCCCGAAGAGGTTTCATTTCCCCGTGGCATATCTAATCTATCCAAGTGGGAAGACCGCAAAACCATCTTCAAGAAGGGAACTCCCATCCATGTGCGTGGCGCCCTATGTTATAACAATGCGATTATCGAGAACGACATCTCCCGACGATATGAGTTTGTCAAACAGGGTGAGAAGATAAAGTTCATTTACCTCAAGATGCCTAATCGTCTGGGACAGAATGTCGTTTCTTATCCACTTAATTTACCCGAAGAACTGGGTCTCCATAAGTATGTGGATTATGACCTCATGTTTGAGAAGACTTTCCTAGACCCACTGGAACCAATTCTTGACGCAGTCGGTTGGGTGGCAGAACCACAGGCATCACTTGAGGATTTCTTCGGTTGACACGTCCCCTATATTATGGTATAATGCTTGCATGAATTATGAAATTACTATATTCAAAAATCAGTTCGATAATAAGACTCACAGGAAAGTAGTATTACAATCTTGGGAGTCTTTTCGTGATTTATTATTTCAACTAAGCAAACAGAAAGGACAGAAAGGCGGTGGAAATAGTTCTCCTCTTATTACTCCTGCTTGTTTTCAGGAAAGCAGTACACGCAGTAATAAATCTACTTTACATTGGGGTGGTTGGTGTGCTGTCGATGTGGATGATTTTATGGTTGGCGTGGGAATTGATGAAATAAAACAAAACCTATATGAACGATTCGGTCAGTATAATTATATCGTTTACAGCACTGCAAGCTCTCGTAAGAACCACCTCAAGTTTCGTATCGTGTTTGAACTCGATGAACATATCGAAAACGAACGCATCAAGTCATTCTGGTATGCACTCAATACCGAACTTGGTGAGATGGGTGACCCTCAGACCAAAGACCTTGCTCGCATGTATTATGTCCCAGCAGTATATCCGGATGCAGAATCTTTCTTCTTTCACAACGATGGGATCTCTCTAAACACATCTGAGTTAATGGCAAGACACCCATACCATGAGAGAACAGGTAACTCTTTTCTTGACCGATTACCTACAGCGATGCAACAGGCGATAATACAACACCGTAAAGATAGTCTAAATAACACCGACTACAGATGGTCGTCATACCGCGACTGTCCGTTCTGGCCCAAACGTCTGGCGGTGGAGTATCAAACTATTAGTGAAACTGGTTGGTATTCTAAGATGTATAAGATAATGATTTCTATTGCAGGCAATGCATATGCCAAAGGTTATCCTATCACCGCATCCCAGATTGCAGACATGTGTCGTGAGTTTGATAGTGAAACAGGTAACTGGTATGAGAACCGTCCATTGACCGTAGAGGCGGACAGGGCATTAGAATTTATTTACAGGAATAGTTGATATGAAAAAAGTTTTAGTAACAGGT